GGGGTATATATACACAACCACATTACAACTGCCCCATCAGTCACACCAGTAACATCCGTAACATGATCTACATCACACACCCTCTAGAACGCGCTGTAACCCACCTAGAACGGACGAAAAAATCGGCCCAGGCGTGGACACACACCCACCTATGCCGATCGTTTCTAGGGCCCTTACAGTGCGTCTGAGGGCCGTCTGAGTCGGCTGGGTCCGGTGCTGTGTCTCGCGACGGCCCGATCCGTGTTTGTGGCCCACGTCACACTAATTTCCGTGAGGCGCATTACAGCGGGCGCCTGTCAAGGGCATCCTGTGTGGCGTTGGTCACGCACCCAAATTAACCGATCGGTTAAATGGCGCGCATCACAATCACGGTCTGTCAAGATCGAGCGAGCGTGGCGTCGGTCACAAACTGTCCCTAAATTAACCGACCGGTCGGTTGGTGATCGGCCTCACACGAAACTGGGTTGACATGGGCAGTCGTCGGCGCCATTATTAAGTCATCACCACAGAGGTGACGGACCAACCGAACAGAGAGGAACAGAAAATGATCACTCACGTGAACCCCTACGATGCCAGTGTCGCCCACACGTCCCGCAACGATGCGGTGAGGGCGATCGAGGACATCATCGTTGAGGCGGGTGGCGACGTGGACGACTACGACATCGAGGCGATCGCCGATGCCGTCCTGGGTCGGCAGGGGCAGGGATATATGACACGGTTTTTCATCGCGGCCGAGGGCGATGAGTTCTGGGCCGCCGTGACCCAGAACACCATTCGGTAATCATACCGGTATACCCCGCGTTAGCGGGGATGGGCGGCAATAATGCCGTTATCAGTGAGCATATGTGAGGAGGAATAAATTGTATGCTCTCTATTCTAAGCCGCGCCCCGTTTTTGTGGTGAATTGGCCGCGCAATAAGTCGGCCGAGGATATCACGCGGTATCTGGCTCACATGAGGGACTGCCCCTATGAGTGGTACGTGGAAGCGGATCGCGGGTGTGGCGCTATCAGTATCGTGCTCAAGACTCGTGATGAGTGTCCCGCTGTGGCTCAGCGTGGGAAGTCGATCCATATCTATAAGAGTGGGTCATGGGACAACTACTATGACGGCGTGGATAGTGGGGATATCGCGTATGTGCCGCGCGGTCGGCGCGTGGGGATGGTCTTTGATGCTGAGGATTTGGATGATCTGCGGTATCTGGCCGATCGCGGGCATGTGGTGATGGTGAGACCTGATGGGGTCATCGTGGATGGGGAGCGCTACAGCTCCTATATCCTACGGGATGGGGGTGGTGGTCTTTCGGATCTGCCGTACGGTCACCCGCGCGACTACGCGATCGCTGAGGGTCTGGCGTGTGAGCTCCTACCGGAGAGTGAGTGGTGCTGATAGAGTGCGAATAACCCCGGGACCGATTTGGTCCCGGGGTTATTCATGTGCGCGTGTCAGCTGTCGGCGGCTGCGAGTCTCTGTGCGGCGGCCTTGTAGGCCTCGGCTGTGACCGTCATATCGTATGCGGATTCGTGTACGGCCTCCATGATGTTGTAGAGAGTCGTGCTTGAAACGTGGATGTTTTTCACGCCGATTTCTGCGAGCGCGACGGCCTGGGGGTAGGAGATTCGCTTGCAGGAGTGGCAGTTGAGGAGGTATCCGACTTCTTTCTCATCAGTCAGGATGAGCATTTCAGGTTCCTCTCCGGGAAGGGTTTCCGTAGTGTCGTTTTCGGTATCTCCGGTGTATCGGAGGATGTAGTCCCATGGGTAATCGTAATAGGCGGTTACTTGTGTTTCCCGGCCGGTCTGGTCGCCAGGTCGGCCGTTAATAATATCGCCGTTCTCATTAATGGCGGCTTCGGCGATTAGCCCGTCGCCGACGTAGGCGGCGACGTGCGCGCCGGGGGCGAGTAGGATATCGCCGCGCTGTAGTGGTGGGTGGGTGAGTGTCCAGCCGCGTACTGCGAGGGCTGGTAGCAGGTCGTGGGTCGAGTTGGCGTCGCCGGTATCGAATCCGGCGTCTCGGAGCGCGGTAATGATGAGGCTGGAGCAGTCCGCGTCTCCGCCGTCGTATACATTCCAGCGGGTATCCTGGCCGTAGCCGAGATTGCATTCCTTGCAGTACCAGACCATTCGGTCGCAGAAATAATTAAGGTCGCTCATTGTCGTCATTCTTGCTGATCGCATTTCCCGCTGCTACTCCCAGAATGGCGGCGAGAAGCGTGTTGATCGCGCCGGAAATATCCCCGTCAATGTAGCCGCGGGCTGCGAGTGCGCCGCTGATGGCGATGCCGATGGTGTAGAGGATGCGCCTCTGGGTGGGGGTGAGGCGGAGCTTGGAAATGGAATGCTTGCCCATTATTTAAGAAAGATTCCTTTCAGGATCGAGCGAGTTTTAGGGGAGTCGAATCTCATGCGTCCGTGCCGGAATTGGGTGCGGAGCATGGTCATGATTTTATCGCCGTATGCTACTTGGACCTCGCCTTCACGGAGATTATCGTGGTCGAATGCCAGCCGGGGCAGCTCGCCTCTCGGTAGACGTTCCTGAGCATACCATAAATCCTTGTGGGTCCAAATCGAGAGTGAGCCCGTGGGGAGTCTCAGTATGATAACGGGCGTGGCTTCGGCGGGCTTTTTATCCACCCATACATTGGTGTAGTCGGCGAAGCGATTATCAATGGAGTATGCGGCTCCGACGGGATCCATGTATTCGAGGAACTGGCCGAAACGAGTCTGGCGCACGCGCGCACTGAAATCCTCGGACTTAACGAACTGACAGACCACGAAGGCATTTCCGCGTGTCACGAACTCCTTGCCGCACGGCTCGATACCCCATTTAATGAAATAGGGATTGTCAATGCTAACGGCGTTGGCGAGCATGAGCACGCGAGTGCGGTCCTGCCAGCGGTCAACGGTGCTGTAGAAAGAGAGCAGTGAGTCCACTTCGGAGGGGAGGTAGCGAACGTAGCCCTTTTCAATGATGAACTCATCGTAAATAATCCTAGTCACCTTGGGATATGATACGGACTTCATCTTCTGGGCGGTGGAGAGTGCCACGAAATATCCGAATGTCACCCACTTCTTCGCGCCCTTCTCTTTATACTGGGCCTCCCCGCCGTTGACTCGGAAATTGTGGCGCGGGTACTCATGGGCGACGTCTGCGAAGAAAGTCTGTGTGGCACGCATTTCTGTCTTGTACCTGCGCAGGTATACGAACTCTTCGCCCTTCTCAAGGGCATTCTTCATGACCATGAGTTTTGCGCCGTAGGTTTTTCCGACGCCGCGGGCGCCCACGACCATGTTGATGACGCCGTTGTGGGAGAGCAGTTTTCCGAAATCATAGTAGTCAGACATAGCGCTTCAATTTCCATTCGCATCCGGTGAAAAGTGATGTGGCGGGGGACGGTCCGTTGGGGCCCATGGCGCCGTCGGGCCCGCGCATTCCCACGCTGAGGTCGGTGGCGGTTCGGGGGCAGTATTCTATGTGGCCGCCGCCGTCCCACCATCGGCAGACGATCAAATCGCCCTCCTTGATCTGGGGCACGGCGTTGAATGTGCCGCTCCCCTGGGCCACGACATAACCCGTGGGTGAGTCCCAGATCGCCGCGGTCCCGTTGGGGTCGATATCCACTCCCAAATATTTCATCATCAAATACCATGTCCAGCCCGAGCAGTCGGATACGCCGGACTGATCCGGGTGCAGACGCGGCTGATACCATTGATGATACACATATTTTCCGAGTGTGGAGAGCGCTTCCTGGGTCATGCGGTGGATGCGCTCGTCGGCTGTGCCGCCGCCGCCGCCGCCGGGTTGGCCGCCTGCGCCCGGGGGAGCTTGTCCGGTGCCGATGCCGGTGGAGCCCGTGTGGATCGCCTGCGAGGTGGATATCTGCCAGTGCTCGCCGGTGGGTGTGGCGCTCGCGGTTATGGTGCGCCCGTCCGAATAATGAAGAATTAAGTTGGAACCCGATTTAGTGATGTAAAGGGGTAGTTTATTCTTCTCCAATTTATCGGAGTTCTTGGGCGTGGCGGTCCCGGAATTGTCACCCGGCTTGTAGCCGGCGCCGGGCTGGGAGCCGTCGCCGCCCGTGATTTGTACGCCGTTGGTCTGTAGATTTCGGATCATGGGGACGGCGGTATCATATCGGCCGGGTACGGCGGCGTATTCTCCTTCGGCTTTTACGGCGGCGAGCATTGAGTCCAGTGTGGCCGGGTGGCCGGCGCCCTCAGCGAGCCGTGTCAAAATTCTCGCGTAATTTCCCCAGCGGTGCATGACGACGATGAGCAGCATGCACGCCTCGGTCTCGGTTTCGGGGTCGAGGCCGAGTTCGGTGCATCGGGGGATGTAATCATTTGTCAGGTCGGTCTCCATCTGGGAGTCCTGGATCTGGTGCCCGGTCTGGGATGCGAGTGCGCCTGATAATGCCGTCCTGTCCGCACTGTTCAAATACTGGTATTTGCGTGCGGAAATCGTCCACGAGCTCCGGCCCTGGCCGAGCCAGGAATTGACGGTGGCGCCGAAGTCGGTGCCCGCGGGGAATCTTTTCAGTAGATCATAGGCGCGGCCCTGCGTCCATTGCCCGATGCCCAGTGAGAGCGTGTCCGGGGCGGTGATCGTGCCATAATTCCCTGACGCCTCCACCTGGGCGAGCGTGGCGATGATGCATGCTTTGTGCCGTGCGTCGAAAGTCATATTCGCTCACCAGATGCGCCAGGTGGCGTTCACGTCATAGTACTCCCACTGGGAGAGCTGGTCGCGGCAGGCCAGCTGCCCCTTGTCATTAACATAAACCACTCTGGGATTGCGGTCGCGTCCATAAACCGTGAAATATGCCGACTCATAGGGGGTCGCCCAGAGCGGCAGGTTCATGAGCACGCTGTCATATCCGGCTGTGGCGCCGCCGACGCGGAAACTGCCGTCAATGGTGGCGAAATGGTGGAAACGGGAGACGCGCAGGTAGTTGAAGTTCCTGTCCACCTTGTCCGTGGAATTGGGGTAGAGATTCTCCCAGCCGAAATTGCGCCACGTGTCCCCGCCGTAAATGTAGCGCTGGATGTACATGCGGGCCTGTGTGTAGCCGGCCTCGGTGAAATGGACCCCGCCGCCCGGTTCATTGGTGGCGGTGGATTCGCCGGGCGTGGCGTAGAACCAGCTCTGGGAGCCTCTGATGATTTCGACGTCGAAGGGCAGGCCGGCCCTGTCCGCCTCGTTCTCGCGGGCGCTCGCGGAGTGCGCGGTCTGGACGGATTTATTCATCGGGGATGTGGACAGGAAAACCGGGACGACGATGATCCGCGCGTAGGGGTAGTTGTTCCGGATGAGTCGGAAGACGGTGCCCGCCTGCGACTCGACGGAATTGTTGGCGCGAATATCGTTGAGCATGTCTGCGACGAAGAAGAATCCGGTTCCCCGTCGCAGGTCCTCAGACATACTCGAAATCGCGTTCTGCGTCTGATAAAGGAATGAGGAATTTGCGGAGGACGTGAATCCGCCGCCGCCGATCGCAAAATTATGGTGAGCCCAGCCGAAATGATTGCACAGGTCGGCGGTCCACTTATCATTCACGGTGGCATTCGATGAGCCGATGAAAACCGCTCTGTCCCGCGTATGCGGGGCGTAGAGGCGGGCGCCCTCCTCGCGCGTGGGTCGCAGGGCGATATCCGCCCGCAGTGCCGAGTGCGCGGCGTCGGCGGCGCTCGCGGCGTCGGTCTGGGCCTGGACGCGGGCGGTCCGTTCGGCCTCTATGAGTGCTGTGAGGGCGTCTCGGAGCCGGCTGGCGCCGGCCGTGGTGAGCATGCTGATACGGATATTGGGATCGGCCGTGGGAGCCGTCGCGTTATCGCCGGTCGCGTCGGCCTGGAAATGCGCCGTGATGATCTTGCCCTTGAAATCATTGACGAAGTCCTCGGTCGCCTTGTGAAGGGCTGCGATCTCATTCTTCCGGGCGTCAATGTGAGCATCGTACTCGGTGAGGTTCGCAGCGACGTCCTTAATGAACTTGTCAACAGTATTGTTAACGTCGCGTACGATTTCATCGACGTCGTCCCCGAAACGGTTGCAATAGTCAATGACGTCACTTACCGCTTTGCGCACTTTTTCGAGCAGCTCGAGGTAGGTGTACCCGTCGGTGCGCGTGAGCGGGACGATATCATTCACGCGCCTGGGGCGGATGAAATAATTATCGGGGATGAGTGTCATGGCATGGTCCTCTCACCAATAGGTCGGGTAGTGGTCTGTAAAAGTCGAGTCGAGGCCCCATATGGACAGGAAGAGCCCGTCCAACTCCTCTACGATCATCATATCAATATTCGCAATGGTCGCGCGCCACGCCGCGATCAATTCGGCGGCCGGCCGGCCGCGGCCCGTGGTGCGCGTAATATTATGAGACTCATCCTCGCCCGTGGAGGCCGTGTTGGTGCGATTATCGCCGGTGCCCAAGTTTTTCTGCGAGCCCGCGGCTCGGGAATCCCCGGAGGAATTGGTGTCCACGGCGCTCGTGGCGTAATCCGCGTTCCCGGCGAGCCGGGACTGGGGCGCCTCGGAATTGACCGCCCGCGTCTTCGAGGTGGTGTCAGTATTGGACGTGGATTCCTGCGAGGACTCATCCCGTGTAGTGGTGCGCGAGTCCAGCCCGGATTTATTAGTGGCGCGACCGTCCGACGCCACCGTCATATCAACATCGGCCATCATGATTTTCGCGTCGGGCAGCGTTTTCGCGTACTCGCAATAAAAAGGCATGATCTCACGCATCTTCGTGCGCAGACGCCGGATGAATTGATCGACCGTCTCATGAGCGATCTCATGATACCAATAATGATCAATAATCTTTCCGTTGAGCGCGGCCCGGTGCCCCTCATCCCAGATCGGATAATCGGAAAGCGCGAGCCCGACGACGTCGCAGACTTCAACGATTTCGCGCAGTTCGGCAGTGTATTCGCCCATTAGATCTCATCCTCCTGAGGCGCCCACTCAACAATGACGTCAAGCCCGTACTTCTTGTTGATCTCGCGTGCCGCCTGACGCCTGGGGCCGATACTCACGGTGCGCATCATGGCCACCTGACCCATGCTGCCGACGGCCTCCTCGACCACCATGCGCTCCCTCTTGTCATCATTGACATTCTTGACCCCCAAGTATGTGAGGGCCTCATCCCAGACACGGGATTTCGCGGCCTGAATATCCGCGACGATCCCTTTTTCCAGGCGCATATCGAGCACCTGGGCCCGCTCGCCCAGTGCCGCGGGCCCCATGGCGTCGGTCGTGAAGATCACGGGGTCGCCGTCGGCGACGGCGCGAAAAGCATTAATCATGGACACGCGCTCATCCTGCGAGGCCGAGATGATATATGGATGGCGCAGGGCCAGGGCGGTCACGTCGAATGTGACATCAATTTCAGCGAGACGCTGGGCGAAGATCATGATCGCGTCGAGTTCGGGAGTGCGCGTCCTGTTGCCCCAGATGGGGATGCAATCGCGTCCGGAGATCACCTTATTGACCATGGAGTTCCCGTACACCTGGAAATCGGTCGGATTGTCATACATATTGACGACGCCCGCGGGCGTGGCGGTGAGGCACATGAATCGATCATAATCCGCGTCGAAGTAGAAGGCCGCCAACCCGTTGCGGATGAGGGCCTGCTCAAGATATCTCACATCGATTCCGGGCGGCATGTTGCGCCATTTGAATCGCGCCAGCGCCATGTCCTCCAGCAGGCGCGTGTACATGGTGACCATGACGTCGCGGCGCGACGCGGAATTATCTACGGATAACGGCTTGTAGAAATTATCGTAGATATTGTTTTTCACATGGTCGGGGCGCTTGCGCCTGCCCATTATTGATCACTCCAATCACTCAGAGGCTTATTATCACCGTAATCCATATTGCCGATGTGCTCCTTCCGGCGCCACACCGTGACGCCCTGCTCGAGTATACCGCAGATCGTCGCCCGGAACGATTCCGGACACGATTGGGACGTGCACGTGACTTCAAGACACTTCCAGTAGGTGAAATGCGTCATGCACAGGAAATCAATGGGGAGCCTGGCGAAGACATTCGCCGCCTGCCCGTACCTCAGCCAGTATTCGCCGATCACGCGCATGGCCCCGTCGGGAATCGTCTTGATCTTCGCCACGAGTTTCCATTGGTCCGCGGCCAGGATGAAGGCCTCTCCCCCTACCTGACCTGACGTGGTCGGTTGAATGAGCCGTGCGTCCTGTGTCTTGGCGTTGATTCCGGCGATGGCAGCCTGATAATCCCCGCGGCGCGTCGCGTTCGCGAGTTCGAGGTTCATATCGCGCTGTTGGTTCCCTGACCGGGTTTGAATCGCGTTGATAGCGGACGCATTTTGCTGAGAAAGCTGCGTGAGCGCATTTCCGGCCTCGTAATTCACATAACCGGACACGCCCTGAGTGACGGCACCGAGAATGTTACCGCCCGCAAGCGAGCCCACCATTCCGAGCCCGGTATTTGCGGCATTCTGGATATTGCGGACGTGCTGCTGCTGCCCCATATTGGCGTTGCTCTGGTTGGTGATCGCCGCGGAAGCGGCAATGTTATTCCCCGCAATATTATAAGCAGTCTGTGCGGCCATCTGCGCCTTCGCCTGAGACCAGTCCGCCGCCTGATACTGGTAGGCGATCGAATGCGCACTGGACGCCATATAACTGAGATACCCGTTATTGAGGACCGAGAAAGTGGGGAGATTGGAAATGCCCACGGCCATGTCCAGATACTCGCCCGCGTCGTCGTCAAAATTACCCCACGCGGTCTTCCGATCCCCATACGCCATGGGGAAGAACATGATCCGCGGATTGGGCGGCACCGCATGGGACAACTGCGTGACGCGGAAATTGGGGGAACCGAAAAGTTCCGGCTTGAGCACGATGGGCGTCGCCGTGTACGTCGTCAATTCGATCGCCGCGTACGGGTAGCACGCGAACTTCATGAAGCGCCTATAACGTTCGGGAATGGTGCTGCGAATCCAATGCACAAGATCCCCGGCGAAATCAATATCCACACGAACGTGCTCCTCCTCCCCTGAATTGACATTCATGGAATAGAGGCACGCGGGCCCGGCGCCGCCGTTGAGTTTCTGAGGATTCTGAGACAGGAAGACGCTCCTGAAAATAGCGGATTCCGGTACCATGGTGATGGAGATGATGCCCTGGCTCACCCACGGGTAATCCTTCAGGTGGGTGATCATGGGCGAGAAATCCTTCATCTTCACCGCCCAGATCTCACACCCATTGGGCAGCATCTCCGCCGTAGACCCCGTCGCAGTCTTCAGCTCCGGTTTATCCACCGTCCCATACGCCGCGGTGAGATTAGTCGTCGCACAAATCACGACGACGGGCGCCGGATCCCCGCCCAGAGGGTCGGCCAGCGGCTTGCGCATGAAATCCCGTGTCACATAATCGGAGCCCATGTCCAGTCCCTCGGCCACCGTGAGCCGGCGGCGCATGTAATCCAGCGCCTCACCGCCGTCGCCGGCCGGCTGGCACGCCTCGACGAAATGCGAGCGCTCGATATAGCAGCGCCCCATTTTCACAGTGCGCACCCACGTCTGCCACACGTCCAGTTGCAGGGTGATCTGCGTGGTGCCCGGGGCGACGTACTCCACGGACGTGATGAAATAGAAATATATTTTCGGGTTGCGGCCGCCCTCACGGCCGTTGCGCACAACGCAATAATTATACTTCGAGGCGTCCGTGAAAGACGCAGGAATGCGCACGGGCCGCCCGTGCACGCAGTAGGTCATGGCTGTAATCTCGATATTGCGACCGTCCGCAATAATATCGCGGAAGCACGCCTCATCGGAAGGATACCAAACGACGTTCCGATATCCCATGTCCCACGGGACATTGCACAGCGTGACCGCCGTGCCGGGCGTCCAGGTGGCGTAGGAGAAATCATATCCGAAATCCCCGGGACTGTCCACGGGATCAAAAGCGGAGGTCATAATCAATTCCCTTCCCGGGCGCCCGGAGAATCATTCTCCGGGCGCCCGAAAATGCTACTCCCTGATCGCCTTCGCGATCTCGACCTTGACGCTGGCACTCTTCTCCGTCGGCGCCGCCTGCGGATTATTCGCAGGTCGATACGCGAGCGAGGCGACAATAGTGAGCGAACCGCCCTTCTCCGACGGGGAAATGTTGAGAACGCCCTCATTATCGATCCGCGTCCTCGAGGACAAATTGTTCCTGACCTCGAAATCAATACCCCACTCGAATCCGTCCCCGCCCGTCACGGGAGCGGACACGACAAGCGTCTCACCCGGCACGGCGCCCGTCGCCGGCACATCCGTGCCGTCCATCCGCTTCACCGCCAACGCCCCGAGAACCGGCGCCTTCGGCGGCACCGGAATCGTGGTCGGAGTGCCCGTGGTGAGCATGACGCACGGCGCGAAACGCGACGCCGAAATGATCTCGTGATGGTGGAGGAAGTAATTCGTGGTCATGCCGACGGGATTGGGCTGCGACCGCGTCTCGATAAGCGTGTCCGCGACCATGAAGAAATCACGCGCCGTCAGGATCGCCTGGCACTCATTAATGCCGAAGCAATCCTGAGGGATCTGAATAATCCGCGACGGCGCGTCCGCCCGATCCATATTGAACGCCGCGGCCAGCGCCTCCACGTCAATATTCGCCACGAACTCAGGAGAGGCGAAAATGACAAGATCCTCAGGCGCCGCGAAAGTCGGCATACCCGCCGGATTGTAATTAGTGGACAGGAATCCCAGCCGCCCGGCCGTTGCCCGCAGAATCTTCAGCGCAGACCGGGCGTCAGCCGCCGTCGCGGAAAGCGTCTGCATATCCGGGCACTTGACTCGGAAAATGCCGGCAGCGGAGTCCATGACCTTGAAAAGAGACGTCATGAGGAGGAACTCGTCCCACTGATCCGACGTCGTCGGCGCGGACATGACCTGAGAGACGAACGAGGAGAGGCCGCCCGCGTCGAGGAAGGCGCGGCGGAGAATATCCTCGTTCACCGTCACCGGATAATAATTCTGCCGATTCACCGTGTGAAATGCGGAGCGGACGTCAAGGCGCTTCTGACCGAAGATCTCACCTTCGAGATAATCACGCCCGGGAGAGTACTCGCGCGCCTCGATGAGGCCGGTCTGAATCTCTTCGATCTGCGAGCCGTAAACAATGTTTCCGCGCTTGAAAATCGCGAGAGGATTGTTCCAGATGTTGTTCCGGGCCACTACGAGCGCAATGCGATTAATGAGCGCATCGCAGAACTCATTGTAAAGGGGACGATACCGCGTCAGTGTCCCCAGGAGTTCCGAAACATTCGCCTGCGTCGCAGCCGGAATGCGCCGCTGATAATCAAGCGACGCCCCATTCCTGATGGCGTTCAGGACGTCCGAATTGTTCGCGTCAATGATCTTGCCGGGATTCCGTCCCATGATCACTCATCCTCCTTGAAAAGATCGTCCACGGTAATAGTCTCGGCACGGTCATCCCCACCGGCCCCGTCGCCGCCGGCGTCATCGGCCGGGGAATCATCCCCCACGCGCACGAGAAGATCATAGTTCCTGGCCTTGAGATCACCGATCTCCGCCAGGAGCGCCGCATTCGCCGCCTCCAACTCGGCCACACGGGCGCCGGCCGACTCCGCCAGCCGCTCCCGTTCGCTGTAAGCGGCGGTCAGATCATCATAGATGGTCTCGGGCGGCGACTCGGACTGTAATGCTGTGATGAGATCTGAAAAGTCTGCCATTGCATTCCTCCTGCAATAAAAAGAGCGGGGCGGGGAATCGATTTCAGATTCCCCGCCCCTATTATGACACAGGATCACACGCGCGCAATAGCGACGGAGGCCCGCAAACACGCCCGTCGAGCACCTATCACGGTGAGCCGATCCCAACGGGGCGCCTACTGCACGTCGTGCTCCTGCGCGACCATGATAGCAGGATTCTCCCATCCATGGGCCACGGCCCACTGATGGATCGCCTCACGCACGATGGAGGCGACGCTCCGCCTCTCCCGCCAGCGCGTATCGTCCACATAATCATAGAGATCGTGCGGAATAGTAGTGGAAATATTGCACATACGGTCCTCGGTCACGATGATCTTCCTCTCACGGCGGAGTACGTGAAATAAGTCTCTCTGAGGATCACTCCGCCAGGAATCCTCTTCGGGACCAGTTTACCTCCCCAGCGTTGATCCCGCAACATGTCTACGGGGGAGATCTTGTCTCCCAGATCGCGTGGCAATCCGGCAATGTGAGTATCATTAACACCGTCTTTACTCTCACAGTACTGCTTTGCCCGGTTGAAAACCGCGGTATCGAAATCCGACTCGTGAGCCCACGCACCCAGCCGCGTCGGATGCACATCCGCACCCACAGGGCCCTCACAGCCCAGGAGATGCAGCGAATCCGTGTCCGCGTAAAGGAACCGATCATAATTCTTCTGAGCCGTCCTAATAGTATAATCCCGCGCCCAGGACGTCACAAAAACCGCCAGCGCCGTGTACACCGGCTCACGCGTACGCGCCCTCCCCTGAACCAATCGCACGGCGCCATCCTCCATCACAGGAATCCGGCCCGTAGCGTCAGTGCCACTGCCGAACTTCCCATAAAGGCTATTAAGATAAAGTTTCGCCATGGCGCGCTTACCGCCCGTAGAATTGGCTTTAATCTCGCCCCACTTATCAATATACCTGTTGAAGAATCCCTGGCGCGACGCGAAACGCCAGCCGCCATCCCAAGCGTAAACGTCGATATCATACTGCTCATTCCACAGCGCCCAATCCACGCTGGACACGCTGAAAGTAGTCGGCTCCGCAATCTCATCAACATACTCCGACGACGAACCGCGAAAACCACTCCGCACCTGAATACACGGAATGTGATCCGGCTTAATCCGCGCCGTAAGGGTCACATGCCCGATCCACAACCCATCCGACGGCGGCCCGCCCTCGAAACGAACCGGAATCCCGTAGGGAAGCGGACGCTCGCGCATCACATACGGGTACAAAGAATTAACATCATAAACGGACCCATTCTCAACCAGTGCGCCCGCCGTCCGCCTATCCGCATACGTGAAACCGCCGCGATAAGCCCGCCGAATATCCGCGTCAATATCAAGCGGCAGGACGGGAAAATACTTTTCGAAGTTCTTCCAACCGAAAATACCCCGGAACTCGTGCAACGCGTCCGACGCCACGGTAAGCGCCCGCATACCCTCATGGATGACCTGAGACAGCGCCGTCACCACGATACTCACGTCCGTGCGCACATACTCCCACTCGGCCTCCGTCGGCTCATAGCCGGCCGGCCGGGGGAGAGTGTAGTCGATCTCGCCCTTGCCCTGCTCGCACTCGAATGCCTTCGCCATCTGGGCCACGGTCATGGGCAATTTCTTGAGCGAGTCCTTGAAGACGACGTTCGGAAACCGAATCGCGTAGAACATTCCCATATCGTCAATAAGGCACGAGAAGCAATTCTCGGGAATAATATCCTTCGGCGAGTCCACTTCCACATGCTTGTACCCGTGCGTCAACGCCCAATAAATAATGAAATTGCCGTCGAACCTCAGGTTATGGAAGTAAATGTCCAACCCGGAACCGAGCGTGCGCGCCATGAAAGAATCAATATCCGTGCCGTACTGATACCCGCACTCGGCATTAACCTCACGCAAGCACCATGCCCACACATGAGTACTATCAGCGGCGACGTCCGCGTCCGTTTCGAAGTCCGCGACGGCCACTCCGTCCAGAGGATCGCTTCTGCGGCGACTGCGCCGGCGGGACTCGGACACCTGACAACTCCTTCAAATACTGATCCAACTCCGCGCGGGAATCCTCCATTCCCATGAGGAAATTCTCGGTTCGCGACTTCAGTTTCTCCTCACTCGTGCGCGGGTGAGGGGACTCCAAGTATTTCACCGCCTCATAGCGGAACGAAATATTCCTGGCGAGCGCGCCATCCACCGTCCACACGAACATGAGCGTCTCATCATCCATACCCTCAATCAATTCAAGTAAATCCTTGTCACCGGTGCGCGCCACCATATCCCGAATATTCTCGCGCACCAAAGCCGCCCGCTTGGCGTACCCACGCGGCGACCGCGCCTCAGCCAAATGATCCGCCAATTTCTTGGCCGCCTCATCGCTGACGATTTGCTGGGGAAGAGGCAACTTCCGATCGAAATGATCCTCAAACGGATTCTTCGACGCCTGCCAGGGCGACGGCCGCGTCCAAGAAAGCACCTCCTCCGCCGTCCTACCGAAACCCGACCACGGCGTCGGAACTTCAGCAGTACGCTCCCTATACTCCGCCCGTTCCTCATTATACCGACGCGTCTCATACACATAGGCGGCCATATGCCTCCTCGAAATCGGCGCCCCGCCAACACCACCATAAAAACCAATAGACTTGGAATTATTGAACTCGATGAGCCTCTCAAGCGCGGCCCTGGCCTGAGCGGTCGTCATACGCCCCACACGACGCCCCGGCACCCGCGGATCACGCCCAGTCCCACGCAAATCCACGCCAGACACTTTCCCACGCATATACGCCAGCGGCCCGCGCAGACCATACGTGCCCTTGGCAATAGCCGCCAATTTACGCCCCGCACGCCTATTCTCACGGCGCACCGCATCACGCAGATCATCCAACTCACTCATAATATAACAGGCGGCCCGTCAATAATATTGACGGGCCGCCCATCACCTCCCCTCAGACTACTCGCCCACACTCAGCGTAGTGTACTCCCTACCAGCCCGCGACTGCGCCACACCAGGCGTCAGAGTCACACTCTCAGGCGCATCATCCGACGCAATGAGAGCACGCGCCACCGCCAGCGGAATCGACGCACTGGACCGGTACCAGACGCCGCCCCTCGCCTGAAAATAGGCGGCGTCCCTGACCTCGCCATCATCACCGGTCACCTCACCGATGACCGCCCTCACGCAGACGAAGGGATCTCCCTTCTGAGCCGCCTTGTACAGCGACTCGGCGTTGGTCAGAAGCGCGAGACGGTCCACGAAAGACATGGGCGCACCGTAGGTGTTGCTGGACATGTTCAGTTCTCCTTCCGAGACTCGCGCCGGGACTCCCCCGGACGCGCGACCACGACGATATCACTGTACGCCGCCGTGACCATGATGCTAAGCGCATGATAGAAGATATCCTCCGCCATCATGCCGATAATGGCATCATCTTTAATGTAGTTGAAATGCTTCGTGGCCGGACATTCGAGACACATAGCCCCGGTCACAGTATTGATCACCATGATATGAGTCCACCCTCGAAAACGGAAAGCCATCCTGAACTTCCCCTTATTGCGCCCGTAAACTGTGAACTTGACGCGATGCGAATCAAGACGCTTGTCATAGAAAATAGCAATCATGACTGATCCTCTCCTATAAAGAATGGGAACGGCCTTGTGTGCGGATAAATCTTCGGCGCCGACTGAAAATGCCACGCCAAATCCTCCCACTCGTCGCACACTACCAGCATCACATCCCTATGATTCGCCATACGAACCATCTTCACCTTACCGTCGTCCACCCATACTCTCACCAGATACGTCCCGCCATACGGATCGGACACGTTGGCGTGACCGTGCTCGGCCACCTCCGCGATCACGTCATATATCATCGCCAATCCACCATGCCCTTTCCCGCGATGACGAAGTCAACGGCGGCCGAATGCGATCCCACGACGCTGAACGGACATGATTGGGAATTGTTCTGATAAAGAGTCGCGGATGAGCCGCCCTTATAGAACCTACAAACCGAATGCTTCGAGTGATTCACAACCTCCCATCCACGATCCGCAACCCCACCCACAATCATGCACGCAGAATCCGCCAGCGCCTCAGCCCGAACAAGCACCGTGATGAGATCAGCCGCCTCACCGCCGTCCTGAGTCACCACGATCTCAACGGGAGTGAGATTGTATCGAACGATCCATCCTGTCTCATCGCGAGTGACGGAGCCGTAAACGTTGAGCCCGTTATTGAAGTAATAGACATTCCCGGCCAATTCGAAACAATTGGCCCCGAAGGTCTCACTCAAGATGAACTTAATCAAGGCATCACTGAAGGCGATCATTTTCTGTTCCTCTCTGTTCGGTTGGTCCGTCACCTCTGTGGTGATGACTTAATAATGGCGCCGACGACTGCCCATGTCAACCCAGTTTCGTGTGAGGCCGATCACCAACCGACCGGTCGGTTAATTTAGGGACAGTTTGTGACCGACGCCACGCTCGCTCGATCTTGACAGACCGTGATTGTGATGCGCGCCATTTAACCGATCGGTTAATTTGGGTGCGTGACCAACGCCACACAGGATGCCCTTGACAGGCGCCCGCTGTAATGCGCCTCACGGAAATTAGTGTGACGTGGGCCACAAACACGGATCGGGCCGTCGCGAGACACAGCACCGGACCCAGCCGACTCAGACGGCCCTCAGACGCACTGTAAGGGCCCTAGAAACGATCGGCATAGGTGGGTGTGTGTCCACGCCTGGGCCGATTTTTTCGTCCGTTCTAGGTGGGTTACAGCGCGTTCTAGAGGGTGTGTGATGTAGATCATGTTACGGATGTTACTGGTGTGACTGATGGGGCAGTTGTAATGTGGTTGTGTATATATACCCC